GTCGAGGAGGTAGGGGATGGATGGATCAAGACCATTGAGGGCAACACGAACGACCAGGGCGGCCGTGAGGGCATAGAAGTGGCACGAAAGCGCAGGCGGTACGCCTGGACGAACGGGCCGGGGCTTAACCTTGTCGGATTCATATATCTAGTGTGAAGACGCAACTAGCCAAAGAATACCGGGCGAGATATGGCAATGAGATGCCGAACCTGAAGCTGGCGCGCATCATGTACAACGAGAACAAGTTATTGTTCTTTGACGTTGAGGATGCCCGAAAATATGTCCGGTATATTGAAGGCAAGACAATTAATAGCACGCCGAAAAAAAGAACATACCCTCGTATGCCTGACAGACCACGGAACCCATACAAGTTGCCCGATAGTGCTACAAAGGAATATGAGCCTTACGACATACCAGAATCAAGGCTGCTGATTCTTTCCGACATCCACATCCCTTACCACGATGTCGATGCACTATCTGCCATCCTTGATTTTGTGGCCGGCGAGGAAATCGAGGCCATCCTATTAAATGGTGACGTGCTTGACTTTTACGGACTGTCACGGTTTACAAGGGATCCGAAGCAGCGCAGTGTGGCCGATGAACTAGAGACCCTGCAGCAATTTTACGCGGCCTTACGAGATGCCTTGCCTTTGCCTGTCTATTACAAGTACGGCAACCACGAAGAAAGATATGATCATTTCCTTTGGACAAAGGCCGCCGAGATTGCGGGGGTTCCCGAGTTCAACCTTGACAATGTCATCGCGAACAGGATGCCGGGGGTCAAGATCATCAAGGACAAGCGCATAGTTCGGTTTGGACATTTGTCCATCATACATGGACATGAGTACGCTAGTGGCATCTTCCAATCCGTGAACGTAGCCCGTGGCCTGTTCCTAAAGTCTAAAGTGTCAAGCCTGCAGGGGCATGCGCACCAAGTCAGTGAACACACCGAGACGGACATGAATGGCAAGATCACAACTACCTGGTCGGTCGGTTGCCTTTGCGACATGCACCCGGACTACGCCAAACTGAACAAATGGTCACAGGGCTTTGCCATTGCTAGGCGTGACGGCGATGACTTCAGCGTCAAGAATTACAGGATCCATAAAGGCACGATATTATGAGCCAAGAAATGGACATAATCACCGAAGAAGCAGAAGGCACGGAGTATAATTACACCGATCTGATTGACAACCAATTAGGTGTGATTACGCAACTGATGAGCCTTGACATTGAAGTATATGACGCCCTGGCCGAAGAGCGCATAAAAGCCATTTCTAACGCCATGAAAATAATACACAAATCCCAGCGTGCCATTCTTGAATGTCTTTGAGTATTTTTATTGCCCTGCTTGATTGACACACAGGTAATTACCGGTCTTTTTTACTTACAACACACACCAACGTCATGAAAGACCTGATTCTTGAATTGCATCAGGAAGGCATCCATGTCCTTCCATTGCAGCATAATGGTCATAAGTTTATCCATCCGAACTATTCGTCCAAGTTCGACACAGGTTTCAGCACGGACGAGATCATGGCCTTGCTTGATGCAGGGTATGACAATGCGTATGCCGTCATGCACGGCAAGTGCAACCCGCATCTGAAGGCCCTTGACTTCGACGAAAAGAATGCACCCGGCAAAGATCTGTATGCGACATGGTCGCGAATCATTGACCCGGACCTGTTGAGCAAACTGGTCATCGAGAAGACTCGCAGCGCAGGGTATCACGTCTATTTTCTTTGTGAGGCACAGGTGACCGAGAAGGCCCTTGCATCCAGTGCCACCGGGTCGGAATGGATAGCCTGCCGTTCGGCGGCCAACAACTGCGTGACATACGCTGCACCGTCACGTGGGTATGAATACCTGCAGGGGTCCCTTTTCGACCTGCAGATGTTGTCGGCAGATGAGATGGCGCAGCTGTGCGATGTGGCTAAGCAGCTCGACGAATACACGGGTGAAAAAAATACCAAGTCCACCTATCTTCCAGCCGTCCAGGTACCTGCCGAGTACAGTGCAGCCATTGCCAAGTTCGATGCCGACTGTGATGCAAGTTTCATCCTCGATTTGTTACGTAACAATGGATGGACCATTGGCGGCAGGGTGCATGAAAAGCCCGTAAACGGTGAAAAATGGCAATATGTCAAGGTGTGGCGGCCTGGGCGAGCCGAATCGGAGCCTTCATCGGGGAATTATTGGCTCAATCGGAAAAGATTATCCATATTTTCCACATCGACGGAATTTCCTGCTTTTGATAGTGGGCAATCATTTAGTCACACGCCATCAAGGGTGATGTATTACCTGAATGGCAAGAGTTGGAAGGCAGTCATGAGGCAGATAGAAGGGGTGGCACCTGAGATGCAGATAGAACTGCCGAAGGTGACGCCGATGGCCTTCCCAAGCCCCACCAGGGGCGGGCAGGATGTGTGGAGGGTGGAGGTGAAAGGCATCATTGAATGGGCCGAAAATGCGGGGTATCGGTGGATGCGGATGTCATCCACAGATGATACCGTTGTGCAACTGGTGCGGGTAGTTGACAATATCATATACCACTGCGATGAAAAGGACTTGCAAAGGCTGTACCGAGAGGAAGTAGCGCGCAACTATGCCGGTGAGCATGAAAGCAGGGTCCTGCTTGCCTTTATGCCTCAGATCATGAAATACATGGCTGCCCTGCCCAACTTTGAAGGCACATTGATGCGTGACGAAAGGCATGCCAGTTACATCTACTTCAGCAATGGGGCATTGCGTATTACAAGGGACAATGTAGAACTGAACAAGTACACCGATCTGCCGGGGTGTGTGTTTTCACGGAATATCAAACATTTTGAGTTCAAGCAGTTTGAAGGCCAGGGTGATTTCGGACGGTTTCTGAAAAATGTGGCTCACGATGATGACCACCTACGATACATGATGTCTTGCCTTGGATACATGCTGCACGATTACAAGCTCCGCAACTTCGCCAAGGCCCTGATGATGATCGAGGATGTCGAGGACCAGGATGAAGCCCGTGGCAGGTCAGGCAAGGGCCTCATTGCGCAATTCTATGAATCCGTCAGGACGTGCGTGCAGCAGGACGGCCGGAACTACAAAAGTGACAGCCAGTTCAAGATGCAACAGGTGGTTCCTGGGGTGCAGGGTTTCCACCTGAATGACCCGGCACCGACTATCCTGATGAACCAGTTTTATAACTACATCACGGATGATTGGCTCGTGGAGGCGAAAGGGAAAAAAAGTTACACCATTCCTTTCCGCATGTCGCCTAAGATCATGATTACGACGAACTACCTGCCGAACCTTGAAAGCGATAGCGACAAGGACAGGTTCATTATAATGTCCATAAAAAAGCACTACGGCAGCACGCACAGCCTGCGTGATGATTTCCCAGGTACCATTTTTTTCTCCGATGAATGGACCAATGACCAGTGGATGGAGGCCATGAATGTGGCGATTATGTGCATCCAATTGTACCTGAAGCATGGCGTTATTTCATACACTAACGCCCAAATGGATCGAAATAACAATCAAAGACTGATCAAAACACTGGTACCGGAAAGCATCATTGACACCATCGAACAGGCTATGGAGGCATGCAAAAACAGCAAGGATGCTCAGGAGTTTGCCCATGCTTTGAAGCCTTACGACCTTAGAAAAGACATGACCGAGAGTATGCAAAAGGCTTTCGATTGGAAGAATAGAGACACCCTGATCATCTATAAGTCGGCCCTTTATCAGTACATAAGCAAGGCCCATAACCTGAAAAATATGACCGACAAGGTGTTTGGCAGGAAGGTTAAAACCTACATCGAAAGGTCCGGTTATGTGTCCGAAACCACCCGGAATAACCACACCGGGGTGCGAATTTCAGTGCAGTTAAGCAATTCAGTTGACTGCACTGGAGGCCCTTTAACTGCACTAGATGATGACTTAACTGCACTCGAGGATGCGCCATTTTAACATTTTACCACATTTTACCACTTTCATGAGTGCAGTCAAAATGAAAATGCAGTTAAAAAAACATAACTGCACTGGTTTGACTGCACTCGCAACCTGTTGGTTATCAATGCTTGCGGAAGCCAGTGCAATCAGTGCAATCAAATTTCCTATATTTTATAAGAGAGTAAAAAAGTAAAATAATATATATATATAGATGAATGTCGAATTTTGATTGCACTACTGCACTACTCATATTTGACACAGCAAACATGCCATATGGAAAGATACCACCTACAGGTCCTCGAGGTTCAAGCCAAAGGCGTAAAAGTGCACGGTCCCGTCACCCCATCCCTGGCGGTGGAGTGCATTACCCGCCTACTGAAGGACCAACCCCTGGCACATGTTGGGGAATCTTCAAGGGTGTGGGTGGTGGACCTGGACACCGGTGAAATCAAAAGGCCAACCCTCAAACTACAGATATGACAAAAAAGACACGCACCGAACCGATGTATCACGACACACTGGAGAACCGCAGGACGGTCATCGACATCTGCGCATCGTCCTCCGGCATCACTACTGAGCAACTGCAGTCAAAGTGCAGGGAACGCAAGTACACCCTCGCAAGGGCCGTGGCGGCCAAAATCCTCAGGGAACGTATGCACCTAACACTGATGCAGACGGGGGCCTGCCTTGGGCTTCCTAATGCGCCAAAGCACTATTCAAGTGTCCTGCATCTGCTTTCCATGATGGACGATCTTCTGTACATCAAGGATGACCATGCGCTGAACCTGTACACCGATGTCAATTTCAGGTTGGCTAAAGCCATGACCCACGGCACCAGGGTAATGGTGTACATCCCTGACGGGGACGATGGGCAGTTACTCAGGTACCTGACCGACCAGGACTACCGGCATGAAATCGTTGAGTAAATTTGCGCAGTTGATTTAGTAAAATGTTCACATGAGCAACGAAAATGTTTCGAGAATCAACGAAAAAGTTTCGACAGAACTTGACGTGTTGAAAAGGGCGATGATTGAAGCCCTTGAAGCCAACCTTGGAATAGTCACGCCGGCAGCTGCCAAGATCGGCATACATAGGGGGACGCATTACTACTGGATGAAGACCGACCCGGACTATGCCGCAGCTGTCGATTCAGTGCAGGACATCGCCCTGGACTTTGCCGAAAGCAAGTTGCACGAACAGATCAAGGAGAAGGACACGATTGCCACAATCTTCTACCTGAAGACCAAGGGCAAGAAACGAGGGTATATCGAAAAGCAGGAAATCGCCGTGGATGCCACCATCCGGCCCATGATCGTACTGAATGGCCCAACAGAGGAAGCAAGTTGACGTTAATGGGTCGGTGATCCGCAACATCAAGTTGCTAGGGGATCCGAACGGTCCAAGGTACATCTGCCACGAAGGTGGTGCCAGGTCGGGCAAGACGTATGGCATAATGCAAAGCCTGATCTATCACGCCATGCACCATGCAAGGCTAAAGATTAGCGTGGTTAGCCATTCCCTTCCCCACCTGAAGCGGGGGGCCATGCGGGACTTCTTCGACATCCTCGAAGGGTGGGGATGGTATGACGAGGAACAGCATAACAAGACGGACCAGATCTACACTTTTCCTGAAAGCGGCAGTTATGTGGAATTTTTCGGCCTAGAGGACCATGACCGTGCCAAAGGACCAGGTCGGGATGTGCTGTTCTGCAATGAGGCAAACCTGTTGAGCAAAGCCCTGTTTGACCAGTTGGACATGCGGACACGTTCAAAGGTTATCACCGACCTGAACCCGTCCGACTTTGATGTGTGGTGTTATCACCTTGCGGACGGTCCTGACGCCGTCAAGATTCACAGCACGTACAAGGACAACAGGTTTTTGCCTGACAGTCAAAAGCGCGTGATTGAGGGGTATGCACAGGCCGACCCGATGATGTGGAAAGTGTTTGGCCTAGGCGAAAGGGGTGCAAGTCAGGAACAGATATACACCCATTGGCGCATCTGCACTGAGGTACCTGCCGGCGATACTTTCTATGGGCTTGACTTTGGTTTCCGCAACCCGACCGCCCTTGTGCGCGTGACAATGTCGGATGAAAGTGTGTACGTGCATGAATTGCTGTACCAGTCTGGCATAAACACCGGGGAACTGATGCAAATGCTGCCCGAACTGATACATGACCGATATGCGGAGATCTATTGCGATGCTGCCGAGCCAAAGACGATTGACGAACTGTATCGATCGGGGCTGAATGTCAAGCCGGCCGACAAGGATGTATGGGCCGGAATAATGAAAGTGAAAAGTTTACCTTTGTTCATCACCCAACAAAGTGGCAACCTACTTCACGAACTGAAAAAATACAAGTGGAAAACCGACATGAACGGCAAGGTGATAGACAAGGAACCTGTAAAGGCTGACGATCACCTTTTAGACGCCATGAGGTATGCCATATTTACGAGAACCAAAACGCCACGGGTGACGTGGGGAGTGATATGACTATACTTGAAAGGCTGTTCGGACGTACCAAGGGTCTTAACCCTAATGTGTCATCCTATTCATTCATTCCGGTCAACAATGGCCAACTGCTCACGCAGTTCGATGCACAGAAGTACACAACAGCATACCAAGACAATGGGGATGTCTATAGCATCGTGTCGTTCCTAGCCCGCAAGGCCGCGAGCATTCCGTGGTATGTTTACAAGACCAACCAAGGCAGCAGGGCCAAGATGGCCCTTGAGCGGTATAAAAGGCTGACCAAAGGAATCGGACATCCGGGCGCACTAGACCAAGCCATACGCGAAAGGAAAGCAGCGTATGATGAAAACATGATTGCTCAGGACAGCAACACGGCGCAGATTCTTGGCCAACCGAACGGATACCAGGGAACCGACCAATTTTTCGAGCAGCTGTTCGGCATGCGTTTCCTGACGGGGGAAGGTTTCATATGGGGAAATGACGGCAATCTCGACAACGGCACGTTCACGGAACTGTTGATTATGCCAAGCCAGTACATGGACCTGGTTGCCGACCCAAATGACCTATTTGGAATATCAGGTTGGTACCTGTCTGCCGGCACGGGCAACATCCCACTAGCCAAGGAAGATGTCATGCAATGGAAGTCCTGGAACCCGAATTTCGACGCCGTGGACCGTACACATCTTCGAGGTGTCAGTCCTATCAAGGCCGCATGGTACAACTACCTGATGGGCCTTGAATCAGCAAAGGCGGCATCCAAACTGATGCAGAACGGTGGAGCCAAGGGCGCACTGGTGCCGAAGGTGGTGGGCGGAACTATCCCGTTCGTGGATGAAAAGACTGCAGCCAACATGCAGCGGGCATTGCATGACCGGGTGAACAATAACGACAGATACGGACAGGTGGCCATGCTGCAGACACCTTGGGAGTTCCTGAACTTCGGCCTTACCAGTTCGGAGATGGCATTGATCGACACGATGAAGTTCAGCCTTGAGCAATGGTGCAGGGTTTTCAGCATGCCGGTGGTTCTGTTCAGTGCCGACAACATGGCCGACAACAACTACCAAAACGCACTGCGTGACCTCGTGACCAATACCATCGTGCCGATGTGCGCACAGTTGCGGGATGAGCTGAACCGGTGGTTGGTCCCGAGGATGGGTGACAAGAATGTATTCATTGACTTCGACATCATGGCCCTGCCCGAACTGCAAAGGGACATGGAGAAGATGGTCAACGG